GGCGCACCGGCTCCCTCGCGATCACGGTCACGCTCGCGCAGGCCATCGTGCCGGGCATCGTAGCTGTCCTTGGCCTAAGCGTGCCGGCCGGTGTGCAGGTACGTGCCGCCGGCGCGGTGGGCACGACCATCAAGCTGCCGGATGGCAGCGTGTGCGCCTGGCTCTTTCCCCAAGGCGCAGCGGCGATGTCGATGGTGTCCATCGAGATCGTCACCACGGACACCAACGTCGACATAGGGGAGATCGCAATCTTCCGCGCGGTCGATGTTGGAATCAGCGACGGCTGGGGTGTGGTGCTGGTCGACAGCAGCGCCCATACCAGGACCAAGGGCGGGCAGTTGAACACCGTGGACGGAGCGTTGTATCGGCGGATGACGTGCTCCCTATCCGGAAGGGCGACCGAGATCGTCCGCGGTGCAGGCCTGGCCGGTGGTGTGGACTGGGAGACGGTTGCTGCGTCGATGGCCGGCCGTCGACGGTCGTGCGTGATTCCCCAGTACCGGGACATGGCTACGAAGGCATTCAACCCATCGCTGGCGGCGCGCGCGGCCATCTATGGTTACCCGACCCAGCTGCCGAGCGCGGAGAACATCAGTCGCAATTACTTCTCTGGGACTATGGAGTTCGAAGAAGTCCCCGGCTAGCAACAACCGTTTGAGGCCTATCATCCAGACTGGCATTATGCCTTGAGTCGATAGTGGGGCAGGGATGATGAAGCAGGTGGTTCTAGCGGGATTGTTGGTTGTGGCGCTGCCCGCAGCAGCACGAGAATCGCAGGAGCCGGGTTACGGCAAGCCGCCAACGTACGGGGAGGCGGTAGAGATCGCATTGACCTCTATTGGCGGGATCATGCGTGATCCCGCAAGCATGTACGGGTTTTCGATTTCACGCCCAGTGGCTACCTGCATGAAGCGTGGTCATCCTGGAAGATCGGAAGTCTGCGGCTATCGCATGTGCGTTGTGTTGAACGCCAAAAATGCGTTCGGTGGCTACGTCGGTTTCCGCACTTACACCCTGATTTCAACGCCCGAGAGAGGGCCGTTCTTTTGGGAAGGTGGGTGTACGGTCTCGGAGCCGTGGCAGGGTGATCCTGCGGTTGATGTGCGGAATTTTTGCGAAGATAACCCCAAGCACAGCGCGTGCAAGGAAGGGTTCACCGAGTCCTTTGTGGCACCGACCCTGCAGGAAAGTATCACTAGGCCTGCGTGGATGACTGGTGCAGGAAGCGGTAGCAGCAGCAAGCCAGAGGTGGTTGCACCATGCAGTGATGAATTTAAGGATCAGTTGAGGGCAAAAGGAATGTCCTACAAGGATATTTCGGAAGTCTGCACCGACTGATACAAATCGATTCGAATCCAAAGCCCGCCTTGAGCGGGCTTTTTTATTGGGGAAGCC